CATATCTTTATCATTATCAAATAGACCATATGATGTACCACCCGCTCCGTGAGAGTTTTGTGCAGCTAACATATCGTCCATATCAAATGAAAATTGTCTATTACAGAAAATTACATTTTCTTCTATAGCTCCTTGCTTATCTAGTCTTTGGATAATAGAATCAAATGCAGCTAGGTTTTGTGGGTTACCACCACCAAATACATTTCCTCTATTTCCTACTACAAAGAATACACCGTCAGAACCATTAAGGTTTGCAACAGATGCTCCAGCACCAACTCCTTGTAAGAAGTCTCCAGCACCAGAACCAGCAGCAGCAGGTACAGCTTCTAGCATAGCAGTTTCTAAATAATCTTCAAATCTAAGTCTTGTTTCATGCTCAGACTTTAAGTACCATAAGTATCCGCTAGCGCCATTTTCAGTTGTAATTTCTATCCAACCTATTTGAGCCATATCAGATCCTGATACTTGGTATTTATCTTTTATGATAATAGGCTTATTCTCAAAGATGAAATCATCAGCTTCGTTAGAACCTATCATACCGTTAGTTCCTTTGTTAAATTCAGAACCGTATATAAAGATATCACAATTTACACCAGCAGCCATTTGCTGACCTCCTCCTTCATAGTAAGCAATTGTTACTTGATTTGGATTAGCAGCTGTAGGTGCTACAGTAATAATACCTTTGTTTTGTAGGTTAGATCCAACAGTTTTGTCAGAAATAACTACAGTTTGTCCTACTCTAAGAGATGCTTGGTTTGGAGTTCCAGCCAATGCAGGGTTGAAATTTTCAAGAGCATTGTTGATTGTCCAAACACCTGAACCAGCAGCAGCAGCAGCTCCTGAAGTACAGTTGACATATTTAGTGTGTAATCTTCCTTGTTCTGCCCATTTGATAAGGTCAGAATTAGAAGGCATTTCAGCGCCTACCATTCTTAAGAATGATGCTACTGTTCTATTTCCATAACGCTCGAATTCTTTTTCGTAAGTGTCAGGAAGATATTGTTGTACCCAAGTAAAACCTGAGCTAGGAATGTAATTTGTAGACAAGGGCACTTGTTGTGAACTTGGTTGCAAATCAAAACCAGGGATTGCATTTACTGCCATAATTTTAATAATTTAATAATGTTTAACTTCTTTTAATACTTCTAATTTTAAGTCCTCTTCCACTATCGGTATTTCCTACTGGCCTTATTTTCATTCCGTCTTTAGAAACGGTTTGGGGAGCCTGTCGCATATCCATATTAATATTTTTAGATTTTCTAGAAACATTATCTACAGCATTTGTGACACCTTGATCGTAGAAAAATTGAGCAAACTTTTCAGGGTTCATGGCTACAGCCATTGAACGATGATAACCTTGTGCATCTGAAATTAAACCCTCTTTGTCCATGAATTTACCGACAAAATTATTTATATCGGATTGAACATTTTTAAGTTCGTCAGAAGTTCCAGGTTTATAAGTAATATTATTTTCTCCAACTTTGAAATCAAAACCTTTGAATTCGTTGTTAAAAACTTCACCAGTTTTATTTAAAAAATAATCATACCTTTTCTTTTGCTTTTCCTCAACAGTTTGAGATTACTCAATGTAACTTTTATAAGCATTTAAATTTTCTTGTTGTTCAGCAGATAACCCATCCCCACTCGACTCAAGCGGAATTTTATATTTATCTTTTTGTTCATTCAAAAACTTTTTAGCTTTCGCAAGTTCTCTTTTTTTTGCCAACCTTATTCTTTTAACATCTTTAGGGTCGTCAACATCTTCGTCAACACTGAATTTGTCTACTATAATATCTTGGATATCTATAGCATCCAGCCCCTCTTCAGTTGCAGAATAATAATTAGCTAGTACATCGTCTTCGTCCATGTTACTGTAGTCTTTTTGTAAATTGTAAAAGTCTGCAATACCACGACCAGTTTCTTTTTTGTACTTAAAATACGCAGATACATCTTCTGGTAATTCTTCATTTGCCTCTTTTTCCGCAAATAGTTCGTCAACAGAATTTATATCTTTGTTATATCTATCTTTAATATAAGAAAGAACGTCTGTGTCATTTAACTCTGGCACGGGAGTGTTTTCTTTTTCAACAGCAACAGGTTCTTCTGTAGCTGGTATTTCTTTTTCTACTTCAACTTTTTCTACAGTTTCAGTAGGTTTTGCAGTGTCTTCAAATTTTTCTTCATGTTTTTGAAGTAATTGTTCTTCAATTTCTGCACGAGACTTTTCTTTGACCGCCCCTAAGTCTTTTACTTTGATTTCCATTAGATTATATTTTTTGTAAAGTTAAACAAAAATTTATATATTTTTTAAGTGATTATATAAATCAACACCAAGTCGCTCACCAACAACTTTATCTGAATTGTAATGTACGTTTGCAACAATTCTACTTTTAGAAATATTGTCAGCTGCCTTAACAAACAAAGGATTCATTTCAGGGTACATATCGGTTAAAACTTCTTTAATTAAAAAAGCCTGTGCTGAGTGTCCTGATGGGAATGCAGCTGTTTGAGCTGATGACATTTTTACATAAGGTAAATTTATGCCAAAGTTTTTTGCCACTACATTAGGCCTTTCTCGGTTATGGTAATTTTTTATTTTTAAAATAGGCTTTGAGCTTTCTTTAATTAAGTTAGCTACAAGCTCAGATGGATATTTCCTAGATTTATTATTAAACAAATCTTTAAACACCCTTTCAATATTATCATACTTTTGTGCAAAGCCTGAATTTATTTGTTTAGAGTTTAAAAATTTAATTTCACTCAGTGTTTTTAAAGATGAACTAGGAGGGTGTTTTAAAGTTTTATATTTTTGTATACTAAAATTTTCAAACATTATCTAGGTTCAAATTCAGCTAAATCAAAACCATCTAAACTATCTTCGTTTGACTCAAAGTTAATTGGTGGTAAATTATTTTTACGTTGTTCAATTAATTTAGATTGCTCAGTAGATTGTAAACTAACTCTATCATCCTTTGCCTTTTCTCTATTCTGCTCTCTTTGACTTAAATTTGATTGTTCCATTCCTTTTATTTGCATTTGGAACTCAAACTCAGTTTGCATTAATTGTCTTTTTAATTCAGCTTCATTTTTAAGTTTTTCAATTTCAAAAGCTACATCTGCTTGTCTGTATTGAATTTTAGCTTGCGATTCCATTTGTATTTTTTGAGACTCTAATTGCGCTTGAGCTTGTTGCGCTTGCATTTGCATTTGAGCTTGCATTTGTTGTTCTTGCATCTTTTGCTCTTGCTCCATTTCTTGCTTTTGTTTTCTTTTTAATTTAAGCAATTGATTAGCCATTTTAAGATTATTAATTTCTCTAATATCTATTGCATCTTCTAAATTAATATCTTGTTTGGATAAAGCCATTTGAATATTTTGTTCCAACATAGCTTTTTCTTCTTCGTCTGGTGACATTTCTATAAATATACCAAAGTCATATAGATATAAATCTTTTATTTCTTCTAAAATTCTAGTATTATATTTTCCAATCTGCATAATAAATTCATCTTTGAAATCAGCATATTCTAAAATATCGGCTGTTCTAATTGATAAACATTCTGCAATTGTTCTAGTTATATACAAACTACCTTGAAGAATGTGTCGAGTAGCAGTGTTTGAATTTAAAGCGGCAAGTTTTTGCACACCTACAAGTGAATTTGGATCTGGTGTAGAACCATCTCTAGCTTCATTTAAACCTGTGACTGCTCGAATCATGTCTAAATAATGATTGTAATTTGCAATCAACATTTGCATTTTACTTGCTCCGCTATTTGAAGTAAGTTGCGTGATAGGAACTCTAGCGTTATTAAATTCACCATCTTGAGTAAAACTTCGGCCGACTACACTACCTGTTTGAAAATATAAACGTAATGCATCTTCAGGATTGTAAGCATTACCTGTTCCTAAATCTACTTCATTTAGACCATCAGCATCAATAAACACACCGTCTGGCACAACTCTTGAAACAACTTGTTGTATTTTTAAATGTGTCATTTGAATTAAATCCGCAAAAGGAACCATTCTTCTAACTAAAGACTCTAATTGGCCTTTGTACATTCTAGGTGCACATGCTACATAATTAGGCATCGCAAATTGATTTGCCGATTTTGGCCTTACCATGTTTTCTGCTAATTTCCATTCCAACAATATATTAGTCCCCATAACCATAACACCCGTATACCAAACATCTATTCTTTTAGTAACTTTTTCAAAGTTCCCTTCTTCCATCATTTCTTGAGGAGGATTAAACTGATCGTCTTTTTCTACTGTTTTGTATGTACCGTCTGCTAATTTTTTTCTTTTATAGACAAATGAATGAGTTGTTTTATAATTAAAATACATTAAAGTAGCAGTGTCTCTATAAAACATACTGTTTTCATAAAACTGAGCGGTATTAAAATAATTATACCATGATTGACTAGATTGAGCTATTTCTTCTAAATCTTCATTAGTTAAGCTAGGATCTATTTTAATCAATTCTGTCATTGGAACAGTTTTAATTTCACCCCAATAAAAACAATCTTTAAAGTAAGGATCTTCTGTATAACTATAAACAACATTTGCGGGGTCAACATAATCAATTTTTACACCTTGTCCTGGTAAAAACTCATGCTTAGTAATTCCTAAACCAATAGTAGTTAGATCATAATCAACTCTACTTCTAGTGTCATTATAGTGATTTTCTTCAAAAAGAACATTTATAGCTTCTTCTTCTGCTATTTCAATGGCTGGCTTATATTTCATTTGCATAAACAACTCCATTTCCTCGTCATTTTCTGGTAAATCTTCTTGATTAGTTTCAAATACATCTATACCAAAATCTGTTTCAATTTGCTCAAACAACGGTTTAGCAAGAACTTCTCCTTCAATTGCTTTTTGAAATTCATTTCTTTTTTCAGCAGACATAGCATCTTCAGCATGAGCCTTAACTTTAAAAAGTCTGTCAGACATTCCATTAACTACGATGTCTACAAACTTTGGTATAATAGGAACGGGTGTCCAATCTAAATTTAGATAGCTTAAATCACCATCTATTGCTAATTCGTTTTTGTACTTGGCTATTGACTGCTCTCCTCTAGCGTATAATCTTAAACGCATAAATTCACCCCACTGATCATAAAATCTACAAGAGCCATTATCTCTTCTAAACCATTCGTATTGTATCGCTTGACCAATTTGTAAACCATACTCCATAGTGTCTTTAGTAGCATCAGAAACAAATTGATCTGGGAATGCAGCAGCCTGAATATTTATGTCTACTTTTTTCATCTATTAAGTAATTGGCTTACTGAGTTTTTGTTATTATATCTTGCAAAGTTAATGCTTATTTTTGATTGTTTTTGTACAGGTGTGTATAGGTGTTTTTGGTTAGCCATTATAGCTAATCCTGAACTTATAGCCGCATCAAACTTGGTTCGGTTTGAGATATCAAACTTAGCCCAATCTTCTAGCGTTCTTTGAAAATACATACTACCCATATCGTCTTTATCTCTATAGCTACCTTCTAAATCTAAACCTATATGTTTTTCAATATACGACTCAATAGCTGAGGCGTGTGATTGTTTCACATCTTCAGAAGTGTTAGGGATACCCCCTAATTCTCTTTCTGTTTTAGACAACTTATTATAAGACTTGTCTGGTCGGTTTAAACTATATCCTCGATATCCTCTATTTTTAAAATGATACAATAAACGAGGTTTGTTGTTCTCACACAAAATAGGCATGCCGTAAAATATACACGCCATTAAAACTTCCTCAAAAAATATTTCAGCAGTTTGAGGTCTAGCTATATATTCTAAAAATATATGATTGCTAGGTGCATCATCCATGCTAAACTTTGTCATTCCGTGCAAAGCTCCGTTAGAGCCTTTACCAACAACAACACCAGATATATCATAAGAATCACATCCGAAAGAACCTATATGTTCGTTCCCAGGATATTTTTTACCATTCTTAGTTATAACATTATTTTGAAGCGTAGCTTTAGGTATGTAAGTTACAAAAAATCTTCCTCTTTTATTTGGAGTCCAAATAACCTTACTATCTTTAATGCCATCCTTCCAGTGAAACGATCCTTGAGTAACATGATGATAAATATTTAATGAATCATTGTAATCAATCTGTTGATATATTTTTGTTAAATTAAATAACGATTGTTTACTTTCATCTCTAAAAGCATGTGACTCTGTTCTTGGAAATTGTCTGTAAAATTCATTCAAAGCATCTGGATCAGAAGCTAACGAGTCTACTTCATTTTGCCAATAGTTTAAAGCGCCTTGTGTAATTGTTTCTTTATCTATGCCAACTATT